TGGAACTGTTTACTACGTTATTACTTACACAGCAGCAACAGGAGCATTGATTGTATCTGCATCTGCTGGTGGTTCTGCTGTAAACCTAACTGACGTTGGAACAGCCGCAGCTCCTAATGAGTTCCAAGTTGCTTACTCTGCTTTTGAATCCGTCAGTCAAGTTAGTGAGTGGTCTTTTGAGATTGAAAGAGCTGAAATTGATGTAACTACAATCGGTGGTGATCCTGGTCAGTACGTTCCATTTAGAAAGTACATTGCTGGATTTGGTGATGGCTCAGGTAGTGCAACTGCTTATATGACAAATGAAGATGCTTCTCTTTCTAACCGCATGATCGAAGATGTTCTTCAGCGTCAACAAGTTGGTGCAGCATTTAAGCTTTATACAGACCGTGTATTTAGTGGTGGAACAGTAAGTGACACTCTTAGTCGCTTTATTAGCTTTGATGCAACATTAACTTCTGCTTCTTTAGGTGTTACTCCTGATGATGCACAAGCAGTAACAGTTAACTTCCGTCCTGCTGGAGTACCAACATTTGATTTTAGTCGTTCATAATAAGAACGGAATCGGAATGTTCCAGAAGCCCTGCCTTGTGCAGGGTTTTTTCTTGTCTATTAGGTTAGAATAAAAAAGTATAAATTTTTATCATGACATCTAGTCCTAAGCCAGCAAAATCATTTATGAGGGCAATAGATCGACTTAAAAAAGCTGCAAATTTAGAAGCTACAAAAAAAGAAGTTGAATTGTCTGATGGAACGGTATTTGAAATGTGGGTTGCCCCACTAACGATGGCAGAAAGAGAAAGAGCACAAAAAGGAGCAAAAAGTAGTGACGCTAATGAATTTGCGTTAAGACTATTGATTTCTAAAGCACAAGATGAGAATGGACAAAGGTTGTTTGCTATGGGTGAAATTGATGTATTAAAGAATGAAGTGAGAGATGCTGATCTTCAAACTTTAATGCTTGCTGTTATTACTGATGAGGAAGAATCACTTGACCCAAAGGACTAAGTAAAGAGCTTCGTAAAGATAATTTGTTAATGCTTCAATTTGGCATTGCTAAAGAGTTAGGGAAGTCTCTTGCAGAAGTTAGGCAGATGACGTTAGAAGAAATCATAGGTTGGAGTGCCTATTTTCAAGTTCTTAACGAAGATCAAGAGGAAGAAATGCAAAAAATCCGCAGACGTAGGTAAACTACGGAGAACGAAGGATTTTAATCGTGTCTATAGAGTCAAGGATAGATATTGTCGTCAAGAATTTAAACCAACTAAACAAGTTGGCTGCGAATTTACAAAATATAAATAAAACGAATGAAAAATTAGTAAAAGGGTTGGATGAAATAAACATGAAGTTAGACCGCATGGCGGGTAAATCTTCTAGGACGTTTAGAGGTATAACTCGTAGTGCTGAAGAAACAGCAAAGAGTGTGAATAAAGCAGCTAGAAGTATGGAGGGATTTAGTAAATTAGGTCAAGTTGCTGGATCTCCAGCAGGTAAAAGAGTTATGGGAGTAGCTGGTTTGGGAGCCGCTATGGGATTAAATAAGGTTTCTCAAGATATATCTACCACACTTAATTGGATTGGGAAGTTAAGACAAACTGCTTTTAGTGCTTTTAATCCTTTTAATAAAAGCGTTGAAGTTGCTGCGGTAAAAACAGGTTTTTTAAGTGGAAAACTTAGTCAATTAGCTGCACTTGCGACTGCTCATCCGCTTATTGCTGCATCTATGGGTGTCGCTTATATGGCGTTTGGAGATAAGCTTCAAACTGTTGCGGTGCAAGGGGTTCCGAAATTAATAAAAGGTTTAGACAATATGGGTAAAGCAGCCTTTGATGCGACAGGGTTGTGGAGACAGTTAAATATGGAGATTAACGTAACTAGCCAAGCGTTTAAGAAATTTGATCAATTAGGGATGAAAGGAAAGATTGTTCAAAATGTCACAGCTAGCAGAACAAGTAGAGCTGGTAGTGGATTTGCTGATTTCAGCAGAAGAGCAAATCAAGTAATGAATACTCCATCAGGTAGACCAGCAGGGATGGCAGGGCCATATAGACCTGGCTCAGAAGATGCAATTACTAAATCTATAAGAAGACATTATGAATTGGAATCGAAAAGAAGAGGTGTTGTTACTCGAACATGGGAAATGGAGAAAAAAATAGAAGAAGCCAAGAGAAAATCATCAAGAATAACGGAAAAAGAAGGGAAAAGGCAACAAAGAACAGCAAGAGAAAGACTTGCAAATATCAAACGTATTAGAGCTGCAAGAGGAAGAGGTCAAGAAAATCTAATGCTTGGAGCTGGTTTCCCTCTCTTGTTTGGAGGAGGAGTTGGTTCTGTCGCTGGTGGTGTTGGTGGTGCGTTACTTGGAAATGCGACAGGTGCAGGAGGATTCGGTATGCAAATCCTTGGTAGTGCAATAGGAACAATGATGGATACTGCTATTCAAAAAGCAGCAAAACTAGGTGAAGCAATAAGAGATATTAGTATGGATGATCTTGTTGAATCAGGGATAAGACTTACAGGACAATTGCAAGCTCAAGTTGCTTTATTAATACAAGCTGGCAATGCAACAAAAGCAAGAGCATTAGTAGCGGAACAAGTTAGAAAACAAACAGGAGCTACTGCTGGTACAACTTTAGATATTGCTAATGCTGTTAATGTTTTAAAAGCTGGTTGGAATGATTTTACTAATTCAGTAGGAGTGACACTTGGTATTATTGCTTCACCTTTAATAGTTGCGTTAGGAGCTGTTTTAAAAGTTGTTAGCTTGCTTGCTGCTGGATTTAATACTATTGCAGGAGCGTTAAGAGGTTTAGTCGTAAATGTCGCTGGTGTCTTTGGGCCTGGTTTTGCTGGCTTTATAGAAAAAGCGATGGATAAATTAAATATAGGACTACAAGATGCAATAGCAAAAGCAGAAATATTAAATAAGAAATTCGATAGAACGGCAGATCGTGTCTTTACAGAAATGACACTAAAACAACAAATGGCTCTTGGAGGTTCTTATGAAGATAAAATGAAAAATGTAGGTATAGAAAAAGATATTGCTCGTATAAAATTTAATGCAGAAACACGATCTGAAGCAGCAGAAATATTGAAAAATGATGAAAATGCAGATTTAACAACATTTAACAAAAGACGAACAACAGAATATCAGGCTTTAATGGCTGATTTTGATATACAAATAGATAAAATAAATCATGCTGCTGAACAGAAACTTGTAGATTTAAAAGCAGAAACAATTTTAACTAAAAATAAAATTGAATTAGGAGAAAGAGAGGCACTTATTCAGGCAAAGATAGAAAAATTAGTTAAATCAATGGGAGAGCATAGAAGAGAAGATATAACTACTGCTGTTAGAGCTTTAGATGCAGCAGATAAACAATTAGAAAAAACTAAGCAATTAGAAGAAATGTGGAAGAGCATTAAAGATACGATTGCAACAGGGCTTACAAATGCAATTACAGGATTAATAGAAGGAACTAAAACATTAGGTCAAGCATTGTCTGGAATATTGAAACAGATAGGTCAAATATTGATGCAAAAAGCTTTAACAAGCTGGATTGGAGGATTAAATTTCGGAAGTGGAGGAGTGGCTTCAGGTGGAACTGGTGCGATGGTTGCCGCAGATAATTTGAAATATGGAAATACTTTTCCAGCAGGGTCATTCTCTACTGGTGGAATGGTCACAAGACCAACTGTAGGAGTCATAGGAGAAGCTGGAGAGGATGAATACATTATTCCTGCATCAAAGATGGCTTCAAGTATGCAACGCTACTCATCAGGTGCTAGAGGCGAAGCTGTAATTCCTGGCACTGGTTCGTCTTATGCAGGTGGCGGTGGAAGTTCTACTACTGTTAATTACTCTGGGCCTATATTGAATTTCAACTCTGAAGAATTTGTTCCTAAATCTGCTGTAGGACAAATTATTGCAACTGCTACTGCTAGAGGTGCAGCAGTTGGTGAATCTCGTACTATATCTTCATTAAGAAATTCACGTAGCCGTAGGTCTTCACTAGGATTATGAGCCTTGTTGCAATCACAAACTTCCTAACAATTAGGACAGCTACTGGTTCTATTCAAAATAGATTTCAGAATAGTAAACAAGACACACCTATTACTTTTGAAAATCAACCTTTTTTGTTTTTAAGTTTTGTATATCAAGGTGCTGCTCGTAATAGATCAGGAGACAACATGGAGTCTTCGTTAATTCTTGCTAACAATGCAATCAGTATGGGATACGCAAAAAAAGCTGTTGATGGGAAATACCATGTACAAGTAGATACTTATTTAATGACTGCTGATTTTGCTCC